CAAATCTTGTTTCCTATTATCAGATTTTATTGCTAACTTTGCCATGTTATGTTTTGATTATTAGTTGTTTAATTGCAACCCAAATTTACTAAAAAATGCTGGAATAACCTCGAAAAATGGGAGAAATGACGCTAAACGTCTTAACATCAATGTCGTTACGGTGACAAACGATGACAAGATGAAAAAGCGTAAAACACAATAAAAAGCAGAATATAGAAAGAGAACGGTTTTCAAATCGTTACCCGAGAAAAGGTAAGATTTAACAGAGGTAGGATGCTTTTGCACCGTTTGTCACCGATTTGCGTATCAAGGTATAACTCGTTGATATTTAACTTTGCAAACAAAAAACGAGTATGGCAAGAAGTACGTTCAAAGTGCTGTTTTACGTAAACGGCAGCAAGGAGAAAAACGGTATTGTCCCCATCATGGGACGAGTGACAATCAACGGTTCGGTGGCACAGTTCAGCTGCAAGCGGACCATCCCGAAAGCCCTTTGGGATGCGAAAGGCAACCGAGCCAAAGGCAAGAGTTCCGAAGCGAGGGAAATCAACCTCGCTTTGGATAACATCAAGGCGCAAATCATCAAACATTACCAGCGCATTTCAGACCGTGAGGCATACGTTACGGCAGAAATGGTGCGCAATGCCTATCAGGGCATAGGCAGCGAGTATGAAACACTGCTCGGAGCGTTTGACAAGGATAACACCACTTTCCAAAAGCGTGTGGGTACAGACCGTGTCAAGGGAACTTATTTGGCAAGGGTTCGGGCAAGAAACCATGTGGCAGCGTTCATCAAGGCGAACTACAAGCGCAGCGACCTGTCCATGCTTGAACTTACTCCCGACTTCATCAAGGAGTTTGCCGTGTTCCTATCCACTGACAGAGGATTGCAGAATGGAAGCATCTGGACAAACTGCATGTGGCTGAAAGGTGTGGTGATGCGTGCGCACTTCAACGGTCTTATCCCAAGAAATCCCTTTGCGCAGTTCCACATCAGCCCCAACATCAAGGAACGTGAGTATCTGACGGAAGACGAGCTGAAAACACTGATGACACACGAGTTTGCGGACAGCAAGCTGTCCTATATCCGTGACATCTTCGTGTTCGCCAGCTTCACGGCACTCTCATTCGTGGATATAAAAGAACTGACTACCGATGACATCGTGGAGGTAAACGGAGAGAAGTGGATTATATCCAAACGGCACAAGACAAAAATTCCGTTCCAAGTAAAACTGCTTGATATTCCTTTGCAGATTATCAAGCGTTACGAGCCGTACCAAACAGATAAATCGGTATTCCCCAATCTGAACTATTGGTCTATCTGCAAACCGCTGAAAAAGATGATAAAAGAGTGTGGTATCACGAAAGCAATTTCATTCCATTGCTCAAGACATGGGTTCGCCACCCTTGCCCTCAGTAAAGGTATGCCGATTGAAAGTGTCAGCCGTGTATTGGGACATACGAACATTGTCACAACCCAACTTTATGCGAAGATAACCACGCAAAAGATAGACCACGACCTGACCATGTTCGGAGATAAGTTAAACCAATCGTTCGGAAACACCCAAATGGCATAGGATATGGAAAGGAACATCATCAGTATAGACGAGTACGGGAAAGTAGTCCTGCCGACCGATATACAGGCAACCTCCATGAGCGAGTGGGAGCTTTGCGACTTGTTCGGAGTAACCACCCCGACCGTCAAGGCAGGGATAAAGGCACTTTGCAAGTGTGGAGTTCTGAACGAGTATGAGATAAAGCGCACCATCCGAATATCCGACAGGTGCAGCATGGAGGTTTACAGCCTTGAAACGGTTATTGCCCTTGCGTTCCGTATCGGTACATACGGGGCGAAGCAGGTGCGCAATGCCGTTCTTGAAAGACTGTACTTGCGAAAAGAGAAAACAAGCGTCTTCTTTTCGCTGAACACCAAAGGCATATCCAAAGCCGAATACTTCTCGTAGATGAATGACTGACATAATTCACCCGTTAAGTCAGTAATTCAATAAGTCAGTACAACAATACGACAGAACGACAGATGCTCTGATTTTTCTTCCGAAAGGCGTAATCCAACAATTCGTTTTTCGGGAGTTTTTTGTTTGTCCAGCCCGATTTCCGCCCCAATCCATTGAAAGTTTTTGTTTCGGGGGTTATTTGTCACCATTCTGCTGCGTTTTGCGTAACAACTTATCCGATAAATGCTTATACTTTTGTAGCTGGTATTTTTCAAACTTAAAACCATTTGATTATGTCAGCTAACAAACAACAAGACAGCCACAGACCGCCATCGGATGGCGGCATGGCAAAGGAAGAATTCATCCGAGTTGGAACAACGCTCTACAAGATTGTGGAGCAGCCCAAACTTAACGGAGGGTATGTAAAGAAACGCATCGTGTGGAACAACGAGACCTTGCGCCAAGACTACGGCAAGGACTACATCGGCAGCGTTCCCAAGTATGACGGTTTCTGCACCGTACCCGAACATCTGAACTACCGCCCCATCATAGGCCAGTTCCTTAACCTCTATGAACCGATAGACCATGTACCAAAGGAGGGCGATTTCTCGCATATTCAATCGTTGGTGTGCCACATCTTCGGGGAGCAATACGAGTTGGGGATGGACTATCTGCAACTGCTTTACCTGCAACCCATCCAAAAGTTGCCTATCCTGCTGCTGGTGTCGGAGGAACGCAACACAGGCAAAAGCACGTTCCTGAATTTTCTGAAACTCCTTTTTCAGAATAATGTAACCTTTAACACCAACGAGGATTTCCGCAGTCAGTTCAATTCCGATTGGGCTGGCAAACTCCTTATCGTGGTGGACGAGGTATTGCTCAACCGCAGGGAGGACAGCGAGAGGTTGAAGAATCTCAGTACCACACTATCCTATAAGGTGGAAGCCAAAGGCAAAGACCGTGACGAGATAGCGTTCTTCGCCAAGTTCGTGCTATGTTCCAACAACGAGTATCTGCCCGTAATCATAGACGCAGGTGAAACACGCTATTGGGTACGCAAGATAGACCGCTTGCAGTCCGATGATACCGACTTCCTGCAAAAGCTGAAAGCAGAGATACCCGCCTTTCTCCATTTTCTGCAACACAGACAGCTATCCACCAAAAAGGAAAGCCGTATGTGGTATGCACCATCGCTACTGCATACCGAAGCCTTGCAGAAGATAATCCGCAGCAACCGCAACCGATTGGAGATAGAGATGCACGAACTGATACTTGACATCATGGAGAGTGTCGGCACGGACACCTTCTCGTTCTGCTATAACGACATCCTTCTTTTGTTGGCTCAATCGCAGATAAAAGCGGAGAGACACCAAGTAAGAAAGGTTTTGCAGGAGTACTGGAAATTGACACCTGCGCACAATACCCTCACTTATACCACCTATCAAGTGAGTTGCAGCCGTGAATACCGTTACTCCCCCGTCAAGACAACAGGGAGATATTACACCGTCACGAAAGAGTTTTTGGAAACACTCTGATTATTTTGATGAAATGATGAATAGAGATATAACTATATTGAAAACCAATAATATATACTCTCATCAAATCATCATCAAGAAAGGATTACTGATGAAAAGAGAAAACAAGGCGGATATACCATATAGGACACCGCCAATGATGATTTTCTCTTTTGGCAGGTAGTTTTGATGAGGAAATGATGAATGGATATATAGCTGCGACACAGGTATTTATATCGTTCAATCATCAAATTATCGTTTTCACCATAACAATTAAATCCTACAGAAATCATGAATATACAGGAAGCAAAACAAATCAGAATAGCAGATTACCTGCAAAGTTTGGGCTATACGCCCATCAAGCAACAAGGTAGCAGCCTTTGGTATAAATCACCGTTGAGAGAAGAAACAGACGCATCGTTCAAGGTAAACACCGAACTCAACCGATGGTACGATTTCGGACTCGGCAAAGGCGGCAACATCATCGCATTGGCAGAGGAACTATATGCGTCCGACTATGTGCTTTATCTGCTTGGCAAGATAGCGGAGCGAACACCGCACATCCGTCCCGTATCTTTCTCTTTTCGCCAGCAGGCATCCGAACCGAGTTTCCAACAGTTGGAGGTGGGAGAACTTACCCATCCGGCATTATTCAATTATTTGCAGGAACGGGGTATAGACACTGCATTGGCGATACCGGAATGTAGGGAACTGCATTTCATCCATAACGGCAAACCCTATTTCGCCATCGGCTTCCCGAATGTGGCGGGAGGATATGAGGTGCGCAACCGTTTCTTCAAAGGCTGCATCGCACCGAAGGACATCAGCCATATCCGTCAGCAGGGAGAACCGAGAGAGAAGTGCCTCGTGTTCGAGGGCATGATGGATTACCTGTCATTCCTCACGTTGCGGATGAGGAACTGCCCGACCATGCCCAACCTTGACGGGCAGGATTATGTCATCCTCAATTCGGTTGCCAATGTTTCCAAAGCCATAGATGTATTGCACGGGTACGGGCGCATCCACTGTCTGCTTGACAATGACGAGGCAGGAAGAAATGCCTACTTGGAGTTGGCAAGAGAGTTTAGCGGGCGTATCCGGGACTTCTCCGACAACTACAACGGGTACAAAGACCTGAACGATTACCTGTGTGGCAAGCCCTTGCCCCAATCGGCAGAACCGATGACAGAGAAGAAGCAAGTCCAATCCGTAAGACGGATGATACAGCCACCGAAAAAGCGAGGGCTGAAAATGTAGAGGAAACAGGCTCGCAGCGGCACGGGTATTTACCGATGGAAAATACCGTAGCTTATTAGGGAATTTGTCCGAGCCGCATTGCAGGGCAACGCTGAAAATTCCCCAATAAGCCAAAGAGGTTGCACCTCTCTGGACTCTCCGAAGCCAACGGCAACAGCCGTACAGGAGCGATAATCAAACGATGTTCAACAAGTAAACAAGAAAGGAAAATCATATATGGGATTCGTAGTATTACACATGGAAAAGGCGCATGGTTCCGACAGCGGAACGACCGCCCACATCGAGCGTTTCATCATTCCGAAGAACGCTGCCCCAACACGCACACATCTTAACCGAAAACTCATCACATACCCCGATGGGATAAAAGACCGTTCCGCCGCCATCCAAAGACGATTGGAGGAAGCGGGACTGACACGCAAAATCGGTAATAACCAAGTACGGGCAATCCGCATCAATGTATCGGGAACACATGAAGACATGGAGCGCATCGAAAAGGAAGGCAGACTTGACGAATGGTGTGCCGATAACATAAGGTACTTTGCCGACCTGTTCGGCAAGGAGAACATAGTGGCAGCGCATCTGCACAGGGACGAGGAAACACCGCACATACACGTCACACTCGTTCCGATAGTCAAGGGAGAACGCAAGCGCAGGAAACGGGAGGAACAGGCGAAGAAACGCTACCGCAAGAAACCTGCCGACACCGTAAGGCTTTGTGCCGATGACATCATGACACGGTTGAAACTGAAATCCTACCAAGACAGCTATGCCGTTGCGATGGCGAAGTACGGCCTGCAACGAGGCATAGACGGTTCACAGGCTCGCCACAAGTCCACGACACAGTATTATCGGGACACCCAAAGGCTTGCCGACAGTCTTAAAGCGGAAGTGGTGGACTTACAGCAGCGGAAAGAAACGGCACAGGAGGAACTCAAACGAGCCAAGAAAGAGGTACAGACCGAGAAACTGAAAGGCGCAGCCACGACCGCAGCGACCAACATAGCTGAAAGTGTCGGTTCTTTTTTCAGGGGCGGAAAAATGAAAGCATTGGAGCGCAGAAACGATGATTTGCAAGACCGCATCCTTGAACTTGAAGAAGAAGCCCGACAGAGGGAACAGCAACAAACCAAGCAGATACAGGAGATAAAAACCGCTTATGAGCAGCAGAACAGCAAGCTGTCCGAATTTGTGGATTTTGTCAAACGTTACTTCCCCTATGTGGAAAAGCTGATGCCGACAATTAAGTTCTTGCGTGATACGCTGAACTTTGGCGATGCCGTTATTAGAAAACTATGCACTTTCAAGGATGTTTCCATTAAAGGCGAATTGTATTCACGTGAGTTTAACCAATACTTTAGGACAGATGGTGCTGTTTGCTCCATCAAACAGGACACAGAAGGAAAGTTTGATTTCAAGATAGATGGTGTTTCGCATGTCAGTTGGTTCAGACGAAAGAAAGACGAGTTTATGAAAGCATTGGGAGTACCTACAAGGAAACAAGATAAAGGTATTAGGCTGTAAATCAAAATAAAGTCCGTGATAATGGTATGCCGTATCACGGATTTTTTGTAATTTTGCAAATAAATTAAGTATTATGGATTTGGAAAGTTTGTCAAGATTATCCGAGGCTTTTGCCAACATCAAATTACCTCCTACAACATTTATATGTCCTTATTGTGGCAAAGAACATAATATAAAAGATGCTAAGGTTGAGAAAATTTTAGCATCGTCTAAACATGTTAGTACAAAAATTAGTGGTCGAATAGTCACTCGCACCTATCAAGATTCTTACTATAAAGTGAGATTTTGCGCTAAATGCTATAAACGTAAAAAAAGAACTAAAACGATATTGTACAGTTCTATATTAGCCTTATCTACCATCTTGTATGGAATCCATTATTTTGGAAATCTTGATGGCTCTATTCTCGGATTTTTAGGATTTCTTGTTTTGCTATATTTTTTAGTGCTTTTAGGTATAGGTGTATTAAATTGGATTTTGGACAAGACTATTTATGATGTTGATTTTGAAAACGCCGTAAAAAATAATGCAATAGAGCCGCTTGATTATATCTAAATAGTTAATTAGATATGTTTTGTTGGATGTTGATGAGTTATACTTTTTACTATTGTTTGGAAGATAAACCTCTGTATTATGATTGAAGTTAAAAAGTTCATAGGTGGTTTTACTGGTAGTGTATATTCTCATTATACTCATAAAGACTTGAATATTTATCAATTGATTTTTGATTGCATATTCAACAGACAAAAGACAGATAAAGCATCTTTATTTTATGAAAAAATAGATGATTTTGCATATGCAGGAGCACATGAAAGATTTAATAAAAGTGGTGCATTAGTAACAACACATTTCTTTTTGGTAAGAGTAAATAATTTAGTAGGAGTTGTGGATGAAGATTGTAAAGTGTTGCTTCCGATTGATTATAAAGAGATAATACCTCCAACAAATGCAAATGATGCTGTTTTTGTGGTTAAGAATACCGAAAATAAATGGGGCGTTATCAATATTATTACAAACGAAACAATAGTTCCGTTTGGGAAATATCTAAAAATATGGGGATATGACACCCATCATGCATTAGTTTGTACGAAATATGAAAACTCTTGGAGTAAAACATATAGGGCAATTATAGATGTAAAAGGAAATATAGTAAGAGGAACTGAAAGCTACTATAAAATTTACCCTTTTTATGGAACAAAATCCGATTGTATTTTAGTGGAAACGCAAAAGGAGGGAAAGGATGAAAGAGGTTATAGGCAAATACACTATCTTTCATTGTCAAAGGAAATTCCAAGCAGATGGCAATCTCCATCAATTGAATCAGTAGAAGCTCCTCGTTCTTATGAAGATAGCAATTATCATCCAGTATATGATAAAATGGATGCATACGAGGGCGATTATGATGCATTGTGGAATACTGACTAATAACGTATAGAATCAATAAGCAATCTATAGACATGGCTGTATTTGACAAAGTAACATTGGAAGTTCAAGAACGGATGGAAGAAATTTCACTTATTCTTATGCGACATGAGAATAAGGATTTTTGTCTAGCTAAAGTTCATCCAAACAGTTGGCGACTATTGTCATATAGTAATAATCATAAGGAATATAGATTCATTCTAGTACCAAGTCCTGCATTTGAACGCCTTATTATACAACGTGAATATCCCAAAATAGTTGATAGATTCCCTGAATATTTTGGTACGGGGAATGATTGGAATATTATTCGTGCTATAAAAGAGTATGATAAGAATCATTTATTAAGAGAATATTCAGATAGAGAATTCTTTGATTATATTCGCAGAGAAACAATGGCTTATGTTTTCAAAATTGAAGATGATGAGACTATCTCAAACCGAATTTTGCGATTAGACCTTTGTCGTAACATTAACTCAGGTAATGTTTTCCAAGGGGGAATTTTCCATGTATTTAAGCACTTTACTCCTGAAGGTTATAATACTATTTCGAGCAATAATAAAGAATTCATTGTAGAGACGTTTTCAGAAATATATCGGCATATAATCTTAAATTTCTACTCTGAGGATTTCATTAAAGAGAAAGGGAATTGTTACGAAGCTAAATCATTACTTAGAGATGGTCACATATTAAGAGGTATCTACTATAAGGAGGATGATATTCCGGTTTCATTTATTAACTCAATGAGAATAGATTAGTCGTATATAAAACACGAGTAGCGAATAAGTATTTTTTTGAGGGGGATAGTAATGGCATATTAAACAATTATATTACCTTTGTATCATAAAGAGTTATTTGAACGCAATTCATAGCAGAACGCTGCAAATAGCACAGTTGCCAAATCATTACCTAAAAATCGGGTAATCCTCCCAAAGTCCTTATTATAAGGAACTAAGAAAGTTATTCCAAAATTAGCAAAAATCTTTGACATGACAAAGGCTTTCGCGCTGAAATTCAGCATGAAAGCCTTATTTTTTTGTTGATGAACCACAC